TTGAAAGAGAAATACATGGAACAAGAAAAGACAACAATAGATATGGTCAATGGTCTAGCAGAGATCGCTGACTATATGAAGGACGAGGAGCTGACTGCAGCACTTACCTTCATTGCAAAATTAATTATTAAACCAGACATTCCTCTTAATGTGGCAACTGTAGAAATTGTTAGACTACAGGCAATTGCTGCCAAGATGGCATTCAAGGCTACCTGGATGGTAAATGTTGACAAGGGGAACAAGGAGAAGAAGAATATCTATTTCACTGCACACGAGGCAATCAATGACCTCGTGTCTGCGCTGAAGTATATTGTTCGATAGTGTTATGGCAAAAAGTTTATTAAAAGAAGTTATGCTAAAGCCAGTAGCAAAGAAGATAGATTCATTTTTGGATACTGACCAACTAATAGAAAAAATTAGAGAAGGCTACACCATAAAGCGTGAAGCAAAGTTTGCTCAGAAGAAGACTTTTGCTCCAAGCACAATAGCATTTTCTCACGGAGAGTGTCCACGATACTGGTACCTAGCCTTTGATGGAGCAGTATTTGAGGACAATGCTGATGCATATGGCGGTGCAAACATGACAGCTGGAACAAAGTCTCATGAACGTATTCAAGAGGCTATGGGCAATGTTCCAGGGCTACTATCGGACGCTGAGTTTAAGATCACATATAACGATCCACCAATTTTTGGTTACGGAGACGTAATGTTAAATTGGGAAGGCGAAGAGTTGCTTGGCGAAATTAAGACAATGCCAAGCGAAGGATTTGAGTATAGAAAGAATACTGGAAAGCCAAAAACTGGGCACCTAATTCAGTTGCTAATCTATATGAAAATATTGGGCAAGTCTAAGGCAGTGCTTATTTATGAAAATAAAAATAACCATGACCTTCTAGTCTTGCCTGTTGAAGTAGCTCCTGGAAGCTACTATGTTCAGTGGGTGAACCAAGCGTTTGAGTGGATGAAAACGGTTAGAAAGGCTTGGGAAGATAAGACCTTGCCAGAAAAGAACTACCGCTCAAACTCTAAAATCTGCAAGACCTGTCCAATACAGAAAGCTTGCTCAGATGCTGGTGAGGGACTATTAAAGATTAATTCTTTGGAGCCTCTGGATGAAAACAAAACATTGTAGTTGGTGTGACACTAGCTTTGAAACCGAAATATCGTATCAAATATATTGCTCTCCTTCTTGTAGGGATTATGCGACAAAAGATAAGATAGCTGTTAGATACCAAATATATCGTAGAAAAAAGAGGGTTGGTCAGACTCGTGTATGCAAGTCATGCCAGGCAAATCTATCTATATACAATGATGAAAGTCTTTGTCAGCGATGTCTTGTAGATCCAAAAGATGTTCAAAAAATGCTTAACAAAATTAAGGGCCTTAGCCGTGGTAAAAATGATTCAAACAAATAAGAAACCAAAGAATGTATGCGCTATTGATGCTAGCACTAACAGTTTGGCATTCTCTATATTTTCAGATAACAAGTTAGTTAGATATGGAAAAATAAGATTTGAGGGAATAAACGCATACCAGAAACTGGGCGATGCTGCAAGAAAGGCAAAGCCATTTTTTGAAAAATTTGAGATTGATGCAATTGTTATTGAGCATACAGTGTTTATTAATAGTCCAAAAACAGCATCTGACCTTGCCCTAATTCAGGGAGCTCTGCTTGGGGCTGCAAGATTATCTGGAGTAAGGACTGCAGGATCTATCAACCCAATTACTTGGCAAAGCTTTATTGGAAACAATAAGCTAACAAATAAAGAAAAGCAGGACTTGATGGCAGAATTTCCAGGAAAATCTAAAAACTGGTATCAGAATAAGTCCCGTGAACTTCGCAAGCAGAGAACGATTAACTTTGTTAATGCCTACTATGATAAAAATATTCTGGATGACGACGTCGCTGATGCAGTTGGCATAGGACATTATGCAATAAATAACTGGGGAAAGATTGAGAAATAGTATGGCTAAACTATATAATAATGAGCTATGGCTAAAAAAGCGTTTTCATATAGACAAGAAAACTCCAGAAGAGATTGCTAAAGAATGTGGGACAAGCGTAGAAACAATCTATGTGTATTTAGCTAAATTTGGATTGAGAAAGTCGAGAAGATAAGATGACATTTGAAGACCTAACAGTAGAACACCTCGATGAAGTAAACAAGGTAGTTGAAAAATATCTAGCAGGTAACGAACCTACACAGATTTCTAAAGAGCTTTCCATGCCACGTCAAAAGGTCGTTGCTTATATCAATGAATGGCGAACAATGGCTGCAGACAATGCTGCCATTCGTGCCCGTGCCAAAGAGGCGTTAGTTGGGGCAGATACACACTACACCAAGCTAATACAAAAAGCATATGAAGTGATTGACGAGGCAACAACTGTAGCAAACCTTAATGCAAAAACTGCAGGTATTAAGTTGGTTATGGATCTTGAGTCTAAGCGCATTGATATGCTTCAGAAAGCAGGACTTCTTGAGAATAAAGAGCTTGCTGAAGAAATGCTTGAAATTGAAAGAAGACAAGAAGTTCTCGTTGGCATCTTGAAAGATATAGCCTCAACACACCCAGAAGTCCGTGACCTAATTATGCGCAGACTGTCAGATGTTTCTAAAGAAAAAGAAGTTATAACGGTGGTGGTGGGCCAGGATGTTTGATGATTTCTTAGAGGCATTAAAGTCTGACAATTTTGCAGAGAAGCCAGTAGATGCAAAAACATTTGTAGAGGGTGAAGAGTATCTAAATCAGCCACCATTGTCAGAAATTCAGTACGACATTGTAGAAGCAATGAGTCAGATATATAAGCTAGAAGACCTGATAGAATTAATGGGTGATGAGCAAGGTCGCAGATATTATAAAAAATATACAAAGAATGAAGTTATTCTCCAGCTGGGCAAGGGATCTGGAAAAGACTTTACCTCAACAGTTGCGTGTGCCTATATTGTATATAAACTACTATGCCTTAAAGATCCTGCTAGATATTTTGGTAAGCCTAGTGGCGATGCCATTGATATTATTAACGTCGCTATTAACGCACAACAGGCTAAAAACGTATTCTTTAAAGGTTTTAAAACGAAGATTGAAAAGTCTCCTTGGTTCGCTGGCAAATATAATCCAAAAGCAGAATCAATTGAGTTTGACCACTCTATCACAGTTTATTCTGGTCACTCCGAACGTGAAAGTCACGAAGGTCTCAATCTTATTCTTGCAGTTCTTGATGAGATCTCTGGTTTTGCTACGGAAATTGGAACTGGAAACGATCAGGGTAAGACGGCTGACAATATCTATAAAGCATTCCGTGCCTCTGTAGACTCACGTTTTCCAGATTTAGGCAAGGTTGCACTACTATCCTTTCCACGTTTTCCAGGGGACTTCATTTCTCAAAGATATGATGCTGTAATTGCTGAAAAGGATGTAATCACAAAACATCACAAGTTTATTTTGAATGAGGACCTTCCAGAAAATGCAGAAGGCAATTCTTTAGAAATAGAGTGGGACGAAGACAACATTATTTCTTATAAGTATCCAGGGGTATTTGCATTAAAGCGTCCAACATGGATCGTTAATCCAACACGAAAAATTGAAGATTTTAAGTTAGCATTCTTTACAGATATGGGAGATGCTATGCAACGTTTTGCATGTGTGCCAACCTATATGTCAGATGCCTTTTTCAAGCAGCAAGACAAAGTTCGTGCATGTATGACATTAGTAAATCCAATAGATGGCAATAAGCGTTTTATGGAATCATTTAAGCCAGATCCAGATAAAAAATATTATGTGCATGCTGACCTTGCTCAAAAGCACGACAAGTGTGCTGTGGCAATTGCTCACGTAGAAAAATGGGTAAATATTCAGGTAGTTAAAGATTACCAACAGGTTGCACCTATCGTAGTAGTGGATGCTGTAGTCTGGTGGGAACCACGAATAGAAGGACCAGTAAACCTATCAGAAGTTAAACAATGGATTCAAAATCTTCGTAGGCAGGGATTCGATATCGGAATGGTATCCTTTGACCGCTGGCAATCATTTGATATTCAAAACGAGCTAAAACAAGTTGGCATGAGAACAGAAACAGTGTCTGTTGCAAAGAAGCACTATGAAGATATGGCTATGTTGGTATATGAAGAAAGACTTGTAATGCCTGCAATTGACCTATTATTTGAAGAGCTAACAGAACTTAAGATTGTAAAGCAGAATAGGGTGGATCACCCAAGAAAGTCTTCCAAGGACCTTGCTGACGCCGTTTGTGGTGCAATCTTTGGTGCAATATCTCACACACCAAAAGACCTAAACCTTGAAGTAGAGATTCATACTTTTAGAGATAGGCCAAAACAACAACTTGACACCGACTATAATAG